GTTGTTCACGTTGGGTGCCTTCGCCGCTGGCTTGCCCGCTGGTGCGGCCTGCTTCGGCTGGTTCAGCAACCCGTTAAACGGCGACCGGATCACCTCAGAGGGGTTGACGCCCCGTGACGTGAGCGCCGGAATCATGTCGGTGGTCACGCGCCGGACGCGCTCGTTGGCCGACCCCGCCAACCGCTGCGACGTGTTCAGCATCTCGTTGCGCTGGTTCGGTGACAACCGTTCGCCGCTGATAGCGCGGTTATAAGCGTTGCGAATCTGTTCCGGGACACCCGCCGTGTTCTGCGCGTTGGCGAATTCACCTTCACGCACCACACTTCCGGGGTCAAGCATCTTCATATAAGAGTAAATCATCGCGATATCGGATGCTCCAGTATCGTCCTTAGACGCTGATTCCAGCCTAGAGTAGGCAGACGCAACCTCATTGAACGGCTTGGCCTCAGTGTTGAATTCCTTGCGTAGCGTGGTCTCGTTCTCAAAGCCCTTCTGGCCTTCGCCGAGGCCAACCTGAACAAGGGGTGATCCCTTAGGGGCGGGGCCAATATCGACCCATTGTCTTGTTTTTTGATCCCACTGCTTGGTCCTATCACCGAAAACCCTAGTCTCTGGAGCGTTCCCAGCTTCGACCTCGGCCTGTGTTTTGGCTAGATCAGCTTGCGCCTTAGCTTGCTTGGCTGGAGCCTCAGCGGTTTCGCGCCGTTCCTTCCCGAGTCCCTCAAAATTCTTGATGAAGTTGTCAGGGTCGGCAATCGCCAGGAATATTCCCATCGACATGTCCGCCAGGTTATCGCCTGCCTGCCCAGTCTCTTGGCTCTCCAGCATCTTCTTTTGTAGCTCAAGATTTCGGGCTTCTTCCTCTTTGCCTGAATTCCTAGCAGCTTCTATGTATGTATCAAGCTGGGATATTGCAAGATCTTTCCTGCCACTTTTCAAAGCAGCATACACAGAGCCTGCTCTCTTTATGTAATTAGCCTTCTGTTCTGCCGTCATGGAATTGAGTATAGGCTCATAATTTTTTGACAATGATGGATTTCTCATTACAAAACTTCTAATGCCCTCCACGGTCGGCCTTTGCGCAAGCGCTGCCATTTCGACGTCCATAGCCTCTTGCTGAGCCTGTGCACGGATGGCTTGCTCTTGCTTCAACTTGGCCTCTTCCCTTGCCGCCTGGAGCCCCCGGATATCAACAGATTGCTTCATTCCGGTCATAAAGCTAGCCGCAGGGTCTTGGACGCCCTTTAGTGTGTAATCGAAAGGCTGGAGAGCCATGTCATACCCCTAGAAAAGTTTGCCAGCAAGAGCCCCGCCGAACTGAGCCAAGGAATTGGTAAGGCCAACATTTGCGGCACCTTGTCCCAAGATTCCACCCGCCTGGGCCTGCCCCATCTGACCCAAGAGCCCGGATATATTAACGCCCTGCTGTTGGCCCAATGCGGCCTGGCCTGCTGCGGAGGCCTGCCCAAGTGACGCGAGGTTTCCCAACCTTCCATACTGCTGTTCAATCAATTGGGTTAGCAGTTGTGGCCTAAACTGGCCTAGCGCAGCCTGCACGTTTCCTCCACGTAGACCGCCCGTGGCTGAAGCCTGCTGCAAGATAGCGTTTTCGCCCTGTTCTGTAATAGATTTAAACTGAGGAGAGTTCTGGATTGCTTCGATTGCCTTCTGTTGTGCCTCTGGTCCGCTTAGGCCTAGGAGGGCTTGCTGTGCCCCAACGGCTCCCGTTCCAGCCTGCACATATGGCGCTAGTAACTTCTGGATGGCTTCAAACTGTTTTTGCTGTTCACCAATACCAGCCTGTGCTGCCTGAGTTTGTGCGTTGGCTGCTCCCTTAGCTGCCTGCTTCTGCTGGTTTGCGACTACAGCCGCGCCCGCAACACCCACTACCGCTGCAACAATAGCCGCACTCATGAAAGCTCCTGCTGGATGGGGTGCCCGGTTTTAAAGTCGATTACATGGGGTTCACCATGGCACTCAATGAAAAGTTCTTCTTCGATTGTATCAAGATCTGTGTTCTGAGTAGCGAATACGTTTATCCATAGGGTGTCCTCAATCGCGTAGGCTATTTTCTTCACCCCAGGCGTTCCGACAAAGTCGCACGGTCCCACAACTTCCTTGAAGCCATCCTCAGTCAAGACTTTGATGCGTCCATACGGGACAATGGTGATATCTCCCTTCCTGTGGACTTTCCCCGTTAGGCACGTCCCAGCAGGAATCAGGATCTTTCTCGAATAGAGTCCATCCGTGAATTTATGGTCCACGGGCATATCCACCTGCGGCAGTGTCGCCAGGAATGCCTCTGCTGACAGTATCTTGTCCCGAGCCGACTTGACTACCTCGCCATCTTCGATCCGGTAGACTTTCAAGCCCTCCTTATTTCTGCTCACACGCTCTCCTTTGCAGGGTCCGTGAGCTGCTGGAGGCTCGGTAGTCTCAGGCATAGACATTCTAACTCCATTAATATACTTTCGCAAGTGTTTAAGTAATTTCCCTTCCTGAGGCGCGAATTACGATAGCACTTGCTGCGCTAGCAATCGTGGAAATGAAACCATTAGGCTCAAGGCTATGACCCACAACCTCGGGGCATGTGTAGCACTCACCAGCGGCCAATGCGCGAGTCTTCATGATCAAATTTGTGGTCCCTGAAGCGGTGGCAGCCGGAACTAGGTTCACGCTCAAGGTCGCATTCCCTGCTGATACATTCGTGGCCGTGAATTTGTCAATTACTGTTCGGCAATTCGTAGCCGTGTATTGGGTTGTTTGTGCATTTTCAGCATACTTTGCCGGGATGATGGGCTTTGCTGTGACTGCCATGGTTGCTCCTTATTTGCTTGAAACTGTTCTGCTTCCGACTGTATCAGCCTGGTAATGCACCCCGAAGCTGATTACGAAAGGGTCATTCGCTGGTGCGACATTGGTTACGCTTGCGATCCGCTTCAAACGCATGAGGAGTTGCGCTCCTATCTTGAGCGTAGATCCTGGGATGGTGTATATAGTGGACACCCTGTGAGTTCTATCCGGCTGGGCCGCTGGGATGCTGAATTCAAGGCTCTGTGTCACGGTCGCAGGGAAAACCGTTGGGGCAACCCCAGATTCCAATGGGTTGCATACCGTGTATTCGATTTCCCACTTGACGCCCCTAACCGTGGCATCGTTAAGTCCTCCTGTTGCCCAATGGATATGAACCTGTAGGTCTGTTCCCTCCTTCCAGTCGTGGAGTAGCTCTGTAGACATGTATTGCAGGGCATCATTCACCGCGAATTGGTCTTTTACGATGTTCCCTACCAATACATTTCTAAGAGGAACTCCGGCACCGGCGGTAGGTGTGAAGTCCCTTGAAAGGTTCCAATCATTCCATACCGTTGCGGCTCCATTGAAAACCAGTGTGCCATCGGCCTCAAAGAAGCTGTAATCAGTAGCATTCCCGCCATACTTCAAACCTACTGCAATGGTAGTATGCTCCCACCTCAGATTCGTATTATTCCACTGCAAAATACCATATGTCGCGGGTGTAGGTGCGTATACATCATTTAGCCCATTGAGCGTTTCGCCCGTCTTGGCCCTAACGTAAAGCGATCCAGACCCACCTGGCCCCGCATTGGTGACGATTGCCATTCTTGCCCGCAGGTTAGGCGCGGATGGTGCCACCTTGGTCAAATTACCCGGAGTTGTAGGACTGAAATAGATGATATCACCATCCGCCCACACCTCACCGTAGGGCGTCCCAGTGGTATCGATACCCCGGACCTGCCCGTATGCGGTCACATACCCAAAGGCACCGTTAAGTATCTCTTGAGTGGCAATACCAAGCATGAAATCGCCAGGGATGGTCCCGTTTGCTACAGCCTTAGCAATCGTGATCTTTCCAGAGGCTCCAACCGCTCCGGTAGCCATGACAGAGGCTCCGTTTGGGATCGTAACTCCTGACTGGTTCTTCGCGTAGAAGTGTATTTCCTGGCCACACTGTAGGGTCACACCATTGAACAAGCCAACATCAAGCGTCCCATCATCAGTGTTCCACTGGACGCGCCTTTCCTGGGTGACATGCGGCCCGTTAAGCGGGAAGTCTATGTAGTCTGTAGAGATAGAGTTGTGAGTCTCTCTTGAAGGTGCCGACGCCATCTCATCCACAATACGGGCAATCCTCGCCACCTCATCAGCTGCCAATCTAGCTACAGTCATGGCGTCGCCCGACTGAAGCTCCGTCCCATCCGCACCACCACCAGATGTTGCGGCAGCATCAACTTCCGCAAATAATTGCTCGAATTGGCGGATTGACTCAAAATCGTCTAGGAATGCGCCTAGTTGATTTCGTGTCAGCTTTAGCTTGCTGCGCGCCATATCACACCGCCAACGGCTCTAATTGAGCCTCAAGCCGTGCGAATGCTAGGTGAGCGTCACTGTCCCCACGGAAACGCTGGATTCGCCAGTTCCTCATGAAGCCCTGTTGTCTCCAGACTAGGCGCTTGGCCCTATCTCCGATGGCCCCGGCACCTATAAATCTATCCTGGCTCCATGTTTCACCATCCACCGAATACGAGGTGCTGATCTGCGGATTCTTGCCGAACTCAATTCTTCCAGTCAGAGACACAAGCTCCAGAGCATGGAAGATGGCTCCCATGCCTCCATTGTAGGTGATGACAGTTCCAAACTCCCACCTGACCTTTTGACCCCAGTGGTGCCCGGTTGCGTTGGTCATGTAGCCATGGGCCGATGACGCGGGATCGGTGGCAAGCCATTTGTCATAGCACCACACGAAGTCCCGCGCCCGATATTGGCTAAACCCGGATGTTGACGTTGTGAGCGTAAACCAAACGTGATCATTTACAGCCTGTGAAGCTGCAACGTCATATACCAGCGTTCTGTCTGGCAAATGCACGTAAAGATGATCATTGGACTTGTCGTTTCTGGCCTCCAGTTTCACGGCCTCCAATTGTGCCGTAGTGTAGGTTAGAAGGATGGTATCAATCTCTCGGGTGCTGATTTTGTTCGACGAAGCGTTGATCCCTACATAGATCCCTGGTGATTCATTCCGCCCGCTACCAAGAAACGCAATTCCCTCTTGGTAGACACAGCAAGAATGAGTCCCAATCGTCCCACGCTGGATCTGGGCTCCTTCGATTCGCTCGAATGGAAATACGAGACCTCCGATATTGTCGAATGCCTCAATTGTATATCGGTTCAAGGCATAGATTTCATTCCTGAGCTTCAAAACGGCCTTGATTGGGTCAGGGTCAACCTCGGACGATCCGTATTTCAGTGGGTTCACCGCGAATGGGTCTGCCAACTCAGTGACCACCAAGCTCGTTCCGTCAGTGGTCATAAAGTAGCCAGCGATCCATCGGAAATCAATCACCGTCCCAAGGTCTGGATCTGTGACCTGAGCAAGCGCGGCACCATCCCAGTAGAACAGATTGCCACCGGATGCGATGGCAAGCCTATCGAAGCTGTAATCCATCGTGACTAGGCCAGTCCCTCCAACATCGCCAAGGATGGTAATGGACCCTGCACTGCTGATCTTGACCAGCTTAGTCCCCATGACGCGGTAGCATTCTCCGTTCCAGTTGATCCCACCACGCCCAACCCCAGGCCCGGTGCCACTGGACACAACCCCGTCAGCAGGGCGCAAATACCCCTTGCTGATCCCGTTTTCTTTCGGAACTGGGACCATATTAACGGGGTATGAGGTCCGAAGGTCCGGGCCTGAATCAGAATAAATCCCGGCAATGATCGGGATCTGAGCCATTAGATGCCACCCTCTCCGGTCTGGACGTGAAGCGTGGTTCCAGCAGCGGAGATATGGGCCAGGGTGCCCTCACCGTCGCCCTTGGAAACGATGATCTCAGACCCAGCCCTTACCGGGATGTCCGCAGTAGTGGCGGTCTGGGTGCTCGACCCGATCCGAACATGACAGATATTGGCCCCGGAGTTGACCAAGCGAACAGACTTAGCCACCGGATCAATCGAGATGGAAGCCGATGCAGCCGCAGGTGTAGTTACCTGGTTAGCCCCTCGGTGAGCATTGAATGGTCTCATGTGTATCTCCTTATCCACCAATTCGCCAATTTGTTCCATCACAGAAAACAGGGACCACGTTGGCCCCGCCTCCAGCCACTACAGCACCTATCCCGGCTGTTAGTGCCGCATTCGAATCGCTCACAGCCCACCTCATGCCGGATCGCGTAGCGGCAGCCGGAAGACCTGCTACCGTAGTCACTCCAGTTCTTACATACGTTCCAGCATCAAGAGACGTTGCTAGAGCAACACCAAGAACTGGAGCCGTCATTGTTGGCTCGGTAATGATTGGCTGGAACAATGTCTTATCGTTTAGGGTTTGAGCCCCGGTTGTGGTGACTACATTAACACCTTTAGACTGGAGCGTTCCTGTCCCCTTTGGGACAATGTTGATGGTGATATCGGCATCGCTCCCAGTTGCCGACAGTGTGGGCTTGCCTCCAGCGGCAGCATTGGCCAGCGTCAGTTCATTCACGGAGCCAGGCGTAGCGGTTGTTTTAAGAAGCTCGTTACCATTTGGGTCATTGATACCACCCGTCAGAGTCACATTTCCGGTCACGGTGATGTTTGTAAACGTGGAAACATTGTTCTGACTCGTGCAATACCATGTAGTTTGGCTTGCGTTGTATCGGATGGTGAAGAACGCGCCAGCACCAAGCGATGTGGGCTGACCTACCAAGGTTGCCCCGTTCCCATTGAGTGTGAATGCCGTGATTAGCTGAGTTGTGCATAGGATGAGTTCCTGTCCGTCAAAGCAATCCGAAGGAGCCGGGAGTCGAACCGTTCCAGCAGCGAATGGTCCAGTCGGGTTCACGATCATCCAGATATTTGTGGTCTGTGCCGATACGTCCAGTGTGAACCCGGAGGCCGTAGGCGCGTTGATGATCGTGGTAAACTCTGGGTTTACAAAGCTATCCTCGATAAACTGAAGCAACGTCGCCAGTGATGCCTTTCGAGCATCCCCTTGCGCGTTGGAATAGATGGGGATCTTATCCCCCGAACTGAGGCTCGTAGCCTCTGAGAGTTGATTGATCGTCACGCCCATGGCGGCCTCATTCAAAGGTGATAGCGCCGTCAGTTCCGGCGTCAATCGTGGTTTCGTAGGGAGGCAGGAAGGTGGTTCCATCAACCGCGATGGGCTTATTGCCCGCACCGGCTGGGATCATACCTAGCTGTATTTCAGGCGGGTAGCAGGCCCGCTGTAGGAGCGTGTTATATCCATTTTTTGCAGCGGCTTTGGTCTCTGGGGTTGGCGTTTTGCCCTTGCCTGGAGAGATTCTGACTGCCAGATTGCAGATAATGGCCTCGTTAGCCCAGTCCGGGACTCCGCTGGGCTCATCCAGATCGCTATCTTGCGGACTGCCAGGGATGGGATAGCCCAAACGGATACCCTTCCCATTTAACTCGGCCATCATGGCGTCAAGGCGTCTAACGCACCAATCTAATTCCTCGGGGGTGATGTCGAATGTATACGATGCAAGTCCTATCTCTGCAAACGCACCCTCGGCAAATTGGCGCTTAGAGTATCCCATTTCAGCCCTCCAAAGCCTTATTAAGCAGCGCTGTAAGTTTCTTGTCGCCCGTGCGTCTGTCAAAAGGAACGCCCAACTCGGTCAACTTGGCTTCTATCTCTTGACGGGTGGGAGGCGCATCATCGGCAGGCTCAACAGTCGCAGGTTCATTTACGCTCGGCACAACCTGCTCTACCTTGGGGTCGTGCACAATGGCTTCCTGGAGGTTCCCGAACCAACCCGCCTTGAGGGCCGCGCTGTATTCGGCCTCATCCTCTACCATCGTGGCGTCATACGTCCCACCGGCCCGCTCGTAAGGGCCTTTGTCTTTGTATACGAATCGCGGAAATTCCATCACTTCCCCTTCTTCTTCGGGGCCTTACTGGGTTTCCCTGCCTTCATTGCGGCCCTTTCCGCCGTGCTCAAGGCGATAGCGACGGCTTGTTTGTGGGGCTTGCTTTTTGCCTCTTTTGATATATTCTTGGCTATGGATGCTTTCGAGTATCCTTTAACAAGCGGCATAGGAGCCTCCATGATCAGTATAGTGTGTAAACAATGCGGACGCACGTTTAATGTTAGCCTTTACCGCTCCCACACCGCCAAGTATTGTAGTCGTAAATGTCTTGCGCTTGCTTCTCTTGTCCAATCCACGTCTGTGTGCGAAATATGTGGGGACACATTCAGCCATATTTCTAGTAGGTGCAATAAGGCCAAATATTGTTCTAGGAAGTGCTACTATATATCTTTGAAAAATAAAGGCAATACTGTATTCACCTGTCGCCACTGCGGGAAGGAGTTCAAAGGTAGCAAGTCTACCAACCGCGTCTATTGTTCTAGAGAGTGCGTAAGCAAGACAAGTTTGAAAATATGGAACCCATCGTTCACAACTGTCAGAAAGTCTATGGCGAAACGAGGCAATGTTGGTAAATGTTCGGATTGTGGATTTGACGAGTATCCTGCTATCCTTGGGGTTCACCATATTGACGGAGATAGGCTTAATAATGTAATTGACAATCTTGTTGTCCTTTGCCCGAACTGCCACTCCATAAGACACATGAAGCACGTGGTCCACTCCCAAGGTAGAAAAGAAAAGTAGGCCGCGTTTCGCCGCGATGCTTTTCTTGCCGTATCCCTTTTTGAGTGGCATGTGAACCTCCAAAGCAGGGGAGGAGTTGGAACCCCTCCCCTGCGGATCATGAATTAACCGATGCGATAGCCAACCCAGGCATTCGAGCCAGCATACCGGAAGCGGAAGGTCGCGCCGCTCGTGGTGCTTGCAGCGGCAGGGCCAACAGTCACGTCGCCCACGAAGGTCACGTCGCCATCGCCAGCCGTCAGGGTAGCGATATCATCGGCACCGGCACCCAGGGTGATCAGGTGGAAGTCGAATGCATCACCAACGGCCAAGTCGGAGGGGCAGGCAGCGGTAAGTGCCGCACCCGTGGGAGTCGTCAGAGTGCGTCCAGTGGTGACAGTGAACACCACGATACCACCGATCATCTGTTCGGCAGTGACGGCCTGGTTGCCATCGGCCTCGGCAGTCGCGGCGGTCTGATGGAAGAACGCCTTCTCCCGGATAAACGGAGTCGCGCCCGTGTTGTAGTAGACAGGAGCTTCGGACGCCTCAATACGGAAGGTGGTGGCAGCCGAAACGGCAGCGGACACGTAGGTATCGCCAGCGTCGACCGTGGTGAACAGATCCCAGGTGCTGGGCACGTTGGGATAGCCAGTGAGGGAATAGACCTTGACCTGAGAGTCGGACTGAATAGTCAGCTTGGAGCTTGCAGCCACCGTGACTTCAGCCTGACCAAGGGGATAGATAATAGCCATTTTGGTTTCCTTTGGTTGATTGGGTTAGAGGAGGTGGGACCGGGGAGGGCCGAAACCATCCCCGTGAGCTTCGAACTAGGTCTGCGAGAAGAGCATGATGCCGCTCATCTCGGGCTGCTTATTAACCACGCCAAACCGGATGTCGCACCGATACTTAGTCTTCATCGTGTTGATGTCGTACTGCTTCTGCATGACCAGTTCAATGCCCTGATCCATAGTGCCACGCTGGACACCAGCACCCGCACCATCGGGAACCGCAAACCGGCCCGGAAGGATCTCGATAGCATCCTTATGCCAGAACGGGTTGACGGAGGCGGTCACGGTGTTCAGGAACACGAGGGCGCTATTCGCGGCCTTGGTGTTGATGACACAGTTCTGATACTGAGCGCTGGCGTCATTGGGTACCTGATTGGTGATCATGGGCGGGGTGATGGTCATGGTCGTGCCAGAATCCACACTCACAACCCGGAAGGTCTTGAGCTGGCCCGTGTCGCCCTTGGTGATGTGATGGACAGCGTTGAGCGTGGCGACCGTGAAGGCGTCACCGGCCCGAACGTTGGCAGTCGTAGAAACCGTGATGGTCTGGAAACGGTTGTCTACGTTGCTCTGCTCGCCCGTGGTGGCGGTGCGGGTGGAAACGGGGGTGTAGAAGTTGCCACCACCGTCCAGAGTAGACATCGTGATGCCAGCGCCACCACCGGCAGCCAGGAGTCGGTTAGCATAGTCGAGCTTATAGGTTTCAAAGCTGGCAACCTGGCCCACATAAGCCTTTTCGTAGGCTGTCACAGGCTTGCCGGTCATGGTCTGGCGTCCTGCGAGGTTGTTAGCCATGCCGTTGTAATCACGGGTAGACAGAGCGAGGTAGCGGTCAAACATCGGAACGCCCTGCTCGTTCATGATCGCTTCGCACTGAGCCACATCATCGAATCCGGTAGCAGCGGCAGCCCGCTTTACCACCAAAGAACCCTGGAGAGCGGCCACGTTCATGATGGCGACATTGACATCAGAGGCCAGCTTCTGTTTGGCAGCCTCGCCAAGTCGCCCTTCCTGGAGAGCGTCACGGAGTTGAGTGGCCGTTAGAATCCAAGGCGAGGACCGTTCAAATCCGATGGTGGCAGGAACGGAAAGCTGAGTCTGATCGACGAAATTGGCGGTCTGATCAGTCCCTGCGAAACTCTGGGCAATGTAGGGCTGAGGACGCCAAATGATATCGTTAGATCGTTCCATCATGGTCTGATCCGTGGTGTATTTGGCCACGTTGCGAGAAAGAACTAGGGCATCGTTGAAGCCTTCAAGAATGTTATCAAAGGCGACCTTTTCCTCTTTGCTGAATTCGTTTGCCATTTGTTGCTCCTATTTGGTTTTGTTTCTTAGCTGGGCCTTGTATGCGACGACCTTTGACCGATCTCCAGTCTTATCCGCCTCGGCTTCCAGCCTTGCAAGGTTTGAATCAACGGTCCCCGATACGCGGCCATTACCTTCCAGCACACGTTCAGGGGGTGGGAGAGTGTTCTTCTTGGTTGTGACTTTCAATTTGAGCGCCTCCATCGTTGCAGCCGTCCAAGCGAATTCAACAGGGTCACTAATCGCAGCAAGTTCTTTGGCCTCTTTGGTATCTTTCCCGAGCGCATAAATAAGCAGCGCTGGGTTCTTTGACCCCTTCACGATGATTGCCTGTTGGGTGCTAGACAGGATCTCGGAAGCTTCTGCCTCAGCCTCTTCAAAGTCCTTAAACTTCAACTCAGCCTTGGCCTTCCCATACCCTTCCAGCTTGGCCTGCCATGCGGTGGACTGTTCCCTTTCCGCCTGTTCGGCCTTCGCCTTGGCCTCATCTGCCTTGCGCTTCCGCTCATACCAGTCCACAAGCTGAGACTCGTATCGATCCGCGTCATAGTCGCAGTCTTCCAGGGTGGGCTTGGCCCCCAGTTCCGATGGGGTGTTCCCAGCAGTAAGGGCTTCAATCTTGGCCCTGGCTTCCTTCAACTCTTTCACGGTCTCGCGCTGCTTGCGGCGCAGTTCCCGGACCCACTCAGGGGCGCGGGCTTCTTCATCGGCAGGAGGCTGTGCCTCTCCGATGGAAACGACAACCTCTTCCTCACCCTGCTCCTGGGTAGATCCGGCTCCGCTTTCGGTAGTGCTCTCGGCAGCGGCCACGGCTTCAGGTTCTTGGATGACTTCCTCGGTATTCGTTTCGATGACTTCTTCGGTGCTCATTCTTCCATTCCTTCAATCGCAGCCGGAGGGGCGGGCGGCTGGTTCCCGCGGTTGATCACTTCATCCATCTGCTGCGCTATCTCTAGCGCGTGTTTTTGTTCATTGATATCCATGGTTGCCATCGTTTCCAAGGTCTTGGCCCTGGTCAGAGCGGCATCGGCTAGCGAGTTGATCGAGTCAGCCTGAGCCTTCTTGGCCTTGGCTTCCTCATTAGCAGCCGCAGCCTGGAGGTAGACCGCGTTGGGATCGGGCTGGGCATTCGCAAGTTCTGCGGCCATAGCCTCGGCTTCATCATCGTTGGGCTTCAAGGCACCCAGCTTGACCAGGCGCTTGCGGAAGAAGTCACGAACATCCGCGATCCCTTCCCCTTCCATGTTCAGCATTGCCATGGCCTGGAGCACCTGTTGGGTCTCCGGGTCTTGGGTAATGCCCATCATGGTCGTAAGGCTTCTGACTGTGGCTTCCTTGCGACTGATAGAGCTAGGCCCAACCGTCACAGCAACGTCAAGGCTAGCTTCAGACAGGTCGTTTTCAAACTTTACCTCACCCGTTTCCTCATCCAGGATGGGGCGCTTCAGTTCAACGCTTCCAACCTCATCCTGTTCTCCGATGACCTTCATCTTGCGCTTGGGTTCGGTGTTCCCATACACGGCCTTAGCCATCGAAAGCCAGACTTCTCCGCCTCGTTTGTCAGCCTTCGCCATGTTGCTCATATAAATAAACGTCTGCATGTCCAGGCGGGTCTGGATTAGCTCGATAGCCTTGCCGGAGATGTTCGATACCATCTTCTCGGCTTGCTGACTATTGCCCAGGATTTCTTGCATGTCCTGTTCGGTGACCTGGAGCAGCGCGGCCATGGCGGGCGGCACCTGGGGAGGCTTGGTGTAGGCCAAGGGCCCGGCAGGCATTGCGTTCCCGTCCTTATCGGTCATTGAATTGAGCAACAGATACGGGTAATTTTTCAGATTGTCATCCTGCCACATGACCTGATTCCCGGTCATCTGCTCGGGCGACACGATGGGCTTCTCTACACTCGAAAGGGCCGCAATCTCACCCAGCTTGGAAAGTTGCATATTCTTTAGCCGCTGGGCATCCTTGGCAAGCCTAACATGCCCCATGCACCGCTCAACGCCATCCACAAACCACCGCTTACCGTATACTGGGATGATGGGAATGCACTTCCCGGCGATGATTCCGCAATCCTCCAGGATCTTGGAACCAGACATGATGTATTTGTGGATGAGTTTAGTCTTGATCTTCCGGCGCTTCACCTCTCTGTTGCCAGTCGCCAGCAGCTTGTCCAGCAGTTCCCCATCGTCGTCATTCAGTTCCGAGGCCAGGTATTCCTCTTCCTCTCCCTGAATATCTACGAATGTCACTAGCTCATCCTTGCCACCTTCTACGCGGTAGTATTCAGCCACATAGACAACATCGGGCGTTGTCCAATCGAACACGGTGCTCTGGATCTCTTTGGGCCATGATGCAGGGTCGTCTCTCCACTCATCGATATACGAGGCCACGGTCTGAGAGTTGAGCACGAAGCAATGCTTGGCGTCCGCCTTATCCTGACGCTTAGAATTCAGGTCGAAGAACACGCATGAGTCGGCATCATAGATCGGCTCGATCCTGATGCGCTGATTCTCATTCTCGCCATCCTCTTCATCCTCATAGCAGGCGCGAAGCCTCCAAGCCCCGAACCCACCACCCACGGCCTCCTCGAAGGCGTTGTCGTAAGCTTCCTCGGCAACCGAATCTTGCTCATCGGCACGATACAGCCCGTTGCACGTCTCCGCTAGCTTATCGTTCTTCGTCCCGTCCTTTGGCACAAAGCTAACCGTGATACGATTGTTGCGGTATTCGTTGAAGATCCTAATCACCGCAAGGTGAACTTTGTTAACCTCGAACTTCGGCTTGTTTTCAAACTGTTCGCCAAGTTGCCCTTCCCACTGCGCTCCAGCAATGGAGTAGAATCGGCGATCCTCAAGACATTGCTGCCTCTCATCTCTTACGGCCTCTTGGATTGCGTCAAATTGAGCTAGAGCTTCAGCGTGGACCTTGGCCAATCTCTGCTCATTGGTTGGTCGCGGCATAAGCCCCCCTCATCATTATATATACTCACCAACGGTTAGCAATAGGTAATGGTGTGAAATCTTTAGTCACCTTCTTGGGCGCAACAATGCCTCCGAACAACTCGGCCAGAACCCAGAACCAGGCATCGGCACGGTTGGGGCTACTCGATCCGGTGTATCCGTAGGTTGAGAACTCGGCTAACTCATCCTCTAACTCTGGGAACTCGCCATTGTGCCGGATCTTGCCTTGCTCATAGAGGGCGCTAAACGGTTCAGCCCGGACAGCCTTACCGCGTGATGCAGTGACTGACTTGTAAGGCGTCCGAGGCCGTGCCGTCTGGATGGTGTTCTTCACCATGGCCCCTCCGAAGTTCTGCTCTCCCACGATTACGTCTGCCTCGTGACGGTCATAGGCCGTAGTGGCGACTCGTGCCCAGGTAGCAGGCCCAGCCTTCACGGTGCAATCCTCAAGCAGATAGGCGTTCCCATCCGTCCCGAGTGCGCCCACCACAATACCGATTGCGTCATTGTCAGCATTGTCGGCATCATCGGCCCCGGATGGATCGACTCCCACCACTACCCGCACAAACTCTGGCAGGCGGTCACCTTCCACCCTCCACTTGTCTATGATCTCATCGTGGAACAGGGCGTTAGGTGTGGCATCGGCGAACTCACCCCTTAGAAACCGCTTCTGTAGCCTCGAACTCAGGCCCTTAAGTGTGTTTAGGTAATCCGAGCTTACGTTCTCAGCGTTATCCTCTGGGTTGATCTGAAAGTATTCATAATCCTTCGAGTCTCGCACCGGGATTTTAGTTTCCGGGTCTCGCTTTTCCACGAATAGTTTGTAAGTCCAATGGGCTTTGGACGGTGGATTACAGTCGTAATACATCCTAGGCTTGAGCCATTGACTAGGCTTGCCTTGGATTTTCTGCTCAACCTGTTGGGCCAGGCGTGTGACAGCTAAGTCCCTTGAAGACTGAGGTATCTGGCTTGCTTCATTCAAGTAGATCGTGGCGAACTCCATGCCCAGAATCTTCTCGGTGCGTTCCTTGTCATCCAGACCACCGAACCATATCTGAGATCCATTCTCGAACTGGGCATACCAATCCGTTTTGTCTACTTTGTAGTCAACACCAGGGAAGGCTAGTCGCATAACCTTGGGGAATGTATCCATTACGACTGAAGCCTTTACTGCGTTGAATCTGAATCTCAGGATTGCGTGCCGCGAGTGCGGGGCCTTGAGAGCCCGCATGCACACAGCCCGCACCAGCAAGAATGTTTTCCCGCTACGCGAGCCACCAAACAGCATGATATGAGTCGCATCTCCAGCTAGAACCGCTTGCGCCTCTACCTGCCGTTTGGTTAGCTTCACAGCCGCTCATCCTCTGGGCTTGCCTGAATCACTACAGGGCCTCCATCCTTGCCCGTCAACTCTGTGCGCTGGAGTTTGGGGACTGAGAACTCAATCAAATCAGTAAGGCATCGCAAGGCCTTCTCTGCCCCCTGTTCCGCATAGACTTCTTCAAGCCACTCCCCAATCCTAGGCGAGAACTCATCCACAAGCCGCGTAATAGCCTCTCTGGCGTTCTGGGTGACTTTGTTGGGCCTTCCCTTGCGCGACCCACCCCCGCGCCTCTCACCAGGCTTAGAGCCCCGTGACGGGGCTTTTTTGCGCTCTTTGGGCCGTTGCTCAGGCTTTGGGTCGCTCATGGCCGTCACTCAACAAGTTTTGTGTCCAGGAGGATACACATCACGAGGCGGTTCCTTTTCGGTGGGAGCCTGCGTTGTGGGCTGCTCCTTGGGCTTGGGCTTCCCGTCCGGTCCAATCTCTGTTTCAGTCTCTTCCGGGGTGATTTCTGGGATGATGGGGTCTTCTGGCATCACTGCTCCTTATATACTCTGGCTTCGAGTCGCTTGACTCTGGTTTCGATTCCGTCCACCTTAGTTTCTAAGACGGCGGCTCTGGTTTGACCGCTGTAGACTGCTGCCTTTAGCTCTTCAAGTGCTGTTGCCTGCCTATCCGCTGCTTTTGCTACCCACGCTCCAACCGCTGTGAGTAGCACTCCTATAATACCAAGGAGTATCTTCGAGAACCATCCAGGAATGTCTTTTGTGGTCATCGTATCCGCCCTATCGCGTAGCCGCCACCGATGCCGATGGCTAATCCCTGGATGCGCCCCTTCCACAGGGCAGACTTGGTGAGTGACTTCTGAGCCTCAAGGGCGATACGCAGCCCGGCAGCCTCGCGTGATCGTGCCGCCTCGGCATCTCTCCATGCGTCTCGTGAAATAGTGAGATCGGCTATTTTAGTTTCTTGGAGCTTTATCAAATTAGACTGAGCTTCGATTACGGCTTCCTGTCTTCCAGCCAAATCCCGTCCTGGCTCCGCCATCCCCATGTCTCCCAGGGGAGTTGAAGGAGTGGCGGGAACGGGAACTGGAACCATGGCAGGCCGCACCACCTTGGATCTTGCCAATTCCTGTTCGGCGCGGTGAAGGCGGGCTTTTGCTGCCTCAAGTGTTGAGTCCTTAGCCTCAATCTCTTTGTCCTTTGCTTGGGCCTGCGCCTTAAAAGCGTCAGCCTCCCCCTTCGCTATGTTCGCTTGGGTTTCTGCTTCTGTCGCCTTGGCCTGATTCCGTTTGGCGCCATACCAGTATCCTGCCCCAAACGTGACACCCAAAACCACCAATACACCAAGACCCGTCACTAGGGCGGGCTTCCATGCTCGATAGTCTAGGATATCGTAGACCATCATGGCTGTCCTTCCGTCTTCGTGGTTTCGGTTGGTCCAGCGGATTTGAGCTTGAAAATCTCTCGGATCAAGGCCGCAACGATTCCGCATACAAGGGTGAACGCCGTCAGGAGGCCGTTATCGACTGGATGTTTTTCCATACCCTGATAGCATACCGTTGCACAGAGTGCGCTAAGCACGATCAGCATGACCATCGACCCGCGATAACCGATAAGCCTGCTAGATGACTCCGCAGTTCCACGGCTAAGAAATGAAATCAGACGCTCTGTTGTCATCATGGAATCAGCTCCACAAGGAACCATCCCACCGTGGAGGTGTCCGTTCCACTGCTCGATGTTATCACGAAGGAGGTTCCGACATTCTTTGCGGTGCATCGCAGGAATCCAGGGGTTCCGCCGTTGACCTGAGAAGTTAGCAGAACCAAAGTGTTAGCGGTGACTGAGGTATTCGCCACCGTGACCGTGCCTCCAACTAGCGTTGCGGTTCCGGCTCGGCTGTTGGTGCCAGTCTTGATGCGCAGTCCCTTGCCAACCGTGGTAATGTCAAGCCCGCCCGTGGTAATGACGACATTCCCAGTCCCCTTAGCAGCAACACTCATACTGATGTTAGTGTCGCTACCTTCAACCTGGAAAATGGGGTTGTTGGTGGTAGTGTTGTTGGTCATCTTGAAGTACTGGCCACCCGCGCCATTGAACGTGGTCTGAAGAACCCGTCCGCCATTCGCGTAGAAGTCCAGGTAGCCGCTGCTCCGCATATTGATGGAGGCGTTTGCGGTCGTGTTCTCCAAGATGAAATTCCCTGAAGACTGGTAGATGTTGCAGTTGGTGGTTGAGGGCGTCGTAATCTCGCTGAAGAAATGGTTCGCGTAGCTCCTGGGGCTGTTCATCTGTGCCCCAGGTAGCGTCAGGCGAGCCCCGCCGATCACGACCAGCGAGGAATCTGTGAGCTTCATCTCACAGCCACCGTTGAAGCTGAAGTCACCACGAAGCCAAGAACCTAGCGTTTTGTTGGTTCCAAGTCGATTGTCTACAGTCAATTTACGGATGTCATTCAGAGGGAATCCAGAAATACCAGCATTCTCCATCTGGACGTTCCATCCCTGCACCTCTGGGACATAGGTTCCTCGCGTGGCCGTTACGCGGGGGGCCAGGATAATACCGCCCGTGCTACCAGCAGTTCCCATGCCGCACTGAATCCATCCATTTGTGAAACACGGGATAACGCCCTCGGTGTAGATAGATGGCTCACCGTCACCGCTTCGGATGCTGAAATTGTTGATATAG